AAGATAAAGAAAAAATGATTGATAAAGCAGAAAAAGCTTATGGTGAGTTTTTAGATGCTTTAAAGTGTGATTGGAGGAATGATCCTAATTCAATGGAAACACCTCGTCGTGTAGCTAAAGCTTATGTGAATGATTTATGGGCAGGTAGATATACAGCAATGTCTCCAATCACATCATTCCCCTCAGATGGCTACGATGGTATTGTTATAGAACGTAATATACCGTTAACTTCAATGTGTTCTCATCACCACCAAACCATTGGAGGTGTTGTTCATATAGGATATATAGCTGGAGAAGGTGGACAAGTAATTGGTTTATCCAAACTAAATAGAATTGTAGAATTATTTGGTCGTAGAGGAGCAATACAAGAACAATTAACATCAGCCATTCATAACGCTGTAAATAAAATCACAGACGGTAATAAAGGTGTTATTGTTACTATAGTAGGTACTCATAATTGTGTTAGTTGTAGAGGTGTTAAACATCAAGGTGCAGCAATGGTAACTACTAAAGCATCAGGTGTGTTTAAAGACAATAAAAACTTAGCTCGTAAAGAATTTTTCGATAGTTTAAAAATTAATAACGGAGGACACAATATATAAAATGTTAAAAATAGACTCAAATAAAACAAAAATCAGCTGGTGGGATGTTGATGACTTAGTAAAGGAACTATGTGATAAAATTATAAAAGACTTCCCAAATATAGACTCAATATGTGGTGTTCCTAGAGGAGGACTTATACCAGCAGTTTTGATTTCACATAGACTTTCATTACCTTACACTGATATAGTAGGTAGAAATACATTAGTAGTAGATGACATTTGTGATAGTGGGGTTACATTAAAAGAATCACCAGGAGCATATCATGCTGTTTTACATCACAAACCTCATACTTCATGTTTTACACCTGATTTATATGCTGAAATACATGAAGGAGATGATTGGTTAATCTATCCTTGGGAAATGGATGATTCAATTGCAATGCAAGATTATTTAAACAACAAACTATGAGTAAACAATTAAAATTATTTAGCGAAGTAGACGTGCCCTTTGTTAATGAAGTAGAAACATTTAATGCCACATTTGGCAAACCTAATAATTATGAGCCAACAATACCAGAAAAGAAAGAATGGCAATTCGTATACGACTTTATACTTGAAGAATTGGAAGAATATAGACAGGCTTGCGAAGAAGGAAACATCGTGGAAGTTTTGGATGCGATTTGCGATATTACTTATGTTTCCTTGGGGAATGCAACTATGTTACATGGTCTTAAGGATAAAATATGGCCAGCCTATCAAGAAGTACAAGCCAGCAATATGTCGAAGTCTTGTCCAACTAAAGAAGAAGCCATGGCTACTGTCGCCCAGAGAAGCAAAGAACAAAATGAGCCATGCCACTATGAGAGGGTGGAGGAGAAATACGTAGTTTACAGAACACGTGATCGTAAGGTAATGAAATCAATTAACTATTTTAGACCTGACCTAACTCAATTTTTTACATCCGAAGAAATTCAGAAGTTCCACAAACCCTCAACATTTATATAAATGTATAAGAAGTGCTACTCAACAAGATTAGGAGGAAACAAATATAAAATCCACCTATGGGATAAAGGAGGGTATGATGAGATTGAGTGGTATAACCCAGCATATCAAGAATGTTCTGAAGAAGAAGCAACCCATAAAGGTTTAAGTGGGGAGCCTCTTCGTAAAATCTATAAGTGGGATAAAAACACACCCAACCTTCACTTTCATGATATTACTCCATATCAAAAATTCTTAATTGAAAAATATGGAGTTAATGATGAACCCTCTACAGGCCATAGAGAATTATTTTTTGATATTGAGTGTGAAATAGGAGGAGCATTAACCGAGGAGTATATTGAAAGAGCTCCTATGCCTATTACTACAATAGCTTATTGGGATAAAACACCTGATGAGTGGGTGATTTTAGTTCGTGATGATAAAAATGAGTTAAAACGTACTAAAGCTAAAAATAAAGAAATAGTACCTTGCAGAACTGAAGAAGAGTTATTAGCTAAGTTTTTAGAACGTTTTCGTGAAATTGATCCTGATATTCTAATTGGTTATAATAGTGATTATTTTGATATCCCTTACTTATACTATAGAATGTGTAATGTATTAGGGAAAGAATGGGCTGACCAGCTATCCCCTATTGGTAAAGTAAACGCTAAAAAAGGTAATGAATACTTTTTTAAACGTAATCAATTTGTAGATATTATAGGAGTTGAATCTCTAGACTATATTCGCTTACATAAAAAATATAGTTGGAAAGATGAGCCTAGTTGGAAATTAGATGCTATTGGAGAGAAATATGTTGGGATGGGTAAGATTGAATATGATGGAAACCTAGACCAACTATTTACTACAGACCTACAAAAATACATCCAATACAACTTTGTTGATGTTGAAATACTAAAGTTATTAGATGAAAAACTCCAATACATTGCTTTAACTAAAAACTTATCCCATAAAGGAAAACATAACTATAGTGAGGTTTACGCAAATAGTAAAACTCAAGATGGTGCAATCTCTGCTTATTTATTATCCCAAGATATAATTCCACCTCCTAAAGATCCTAATCCTAGAAGTAAAAAAGGATACGCTGGTGGTTACCTTTTTTGCCCCAAAGCAGGGTTGTACAAATACATGTTTGATGAGGATTTAACTTCACTATATCCTTCTATTATTATGTCTTTAAATATAGGTAGAGAAACCTATAAAGGGCGTATTGTAGACGCTGATGACCGTAACAATAGATTAGGTCTTAACGATTTAAAAGAACGTGATCAAGATGAAAGGTTATTAGTTGAAAATACTAAGGGTCAACAAACTAGAGTTAATGTTGGAAAGTTAATATCCATGGTTGAACAAAATAACCTAACACTATCAGCTAATGGTTCTATGTTTACAACAGATCGACAATCAACCCTATCTACAGTACTAGCTAAGTGGTTTGAAGAACGTAAAGTTTATAAAGGTAAAATGAAAGAAGCATATACTGCTGGTGATAAAGAAAAGGGTGCTTATTATCATTTGATGCAGTATACAATGAAAATTCTACTCAATAGTTTATATGGTGCTACTGCTTTACCTTCATTTAGATATAGCTTAAGTTTATCTATTTTAAGTGAAGCTATTACACTATCAGGTCACCGTATTATCCAAGAATCAGCTTTAGTAGCTAATAGGCATATGAATAAAGTTTTAAAAAACAAACTAAAATTAGAAATATAATGGCATTAAGTAAACAATCAATTAGAAGGGGAATGACTATCTTAGCTAATGGGAAAGAAATTAGTAAAGAGGAGATAATATCCACCAGCGAAGAATGGAATGAAATCCAAGAAAACTTTTTTAGAAAAATGTTAAAACAAGGTGGGAAATTTAAGGTAAAAGGTGTATCTTATGAAATCAAAACCCAAGAACAAATTTTAACTTCTAAAGGTGAAAGGGATGGGGGAGTTATTCAATTACCTGGAGATGATGTTAGATTTTAGATTATGAAAATAGAAGTATCAAATGGAGAACTATTAGACAAAATTTCAATCTTAGAATTGAAAATGTTAAAAATTACAGATAAAGAAAAGTTAGATAACATTTTAACTGAGTTTAACTCACTTAACCCTTTATGTGTAGTTTTATTTGAACAATTTGGATCCGAATTACAAAAGTTGTATCTTCAACTAGCTGAAGTAAATGGTAAACTTTGGGATATAGAAGATTGGATTAGAGATTGTGAACGTGAAAATAGATTTGATAAAGAATTTATTGAATTAGCTCGTTCAGTTTATATTACTAATGATAAAAGGTCCAATTTAAAAAAAGAGATTAATATTCTAACTGAGTCTATTCTAACAGAAGAAAAATCTTATAAAGATTATAAATGAAACATTTAGAAGAAACACCTTGGTTTATTTGTGATAAAGAAGATGAGAATTATTGTGCTTATGTTGACACAGATTCTAACTACTTTAACGCTGAACCTATTTTAAAACATTTATACCCTGATTTTGAATCATTCTCAGATGAAGAAAAGGATAAAAAATTAGAAGGTGTAGCTTTAGCATATCAAGATATTATTACTGAACACTATGATAATCTAGCTGTTGATTGTTTCAATACCAGACAATATGAGTGGTTTGATAAACCACATTGGCTTGAAATGAAAACCGAATGTGTAATTAGATCAGCTTATTTTAGAGCAACTAGAAGATATGCTCAATGGATTACTAAACAAGAAGGTATTGCTAAAGAAACTTTAGATATTAAAGGTTTAGAGTTTATGAAAGCAAATTTTCCACCTATATTAGGAGACTTCTTTAATGACATTTTACAACAAGTTCTAAAGGGTGAAGAAAAAGCTAACATAGTAGACCAAATTAAAGTATTTAAAAAACAAATATTAGATGGTACTATACCCTTAGCTAAGTTAGGTAATCCTACTGCTGTAAAAAAGTTAGATAAATATAGTGGTAAAAATGCCCGTGCTGGAGAAATGTTTACTGAAATATTAAAGGGTGCTCCTGCACCTGTAAGGGCAGCTATTAGATATAATGATTTACTTAGATTATGGCAATTAGATAGAAAGTATAATCTAATTACAATGGCAGATAAAGTGAAATGGATCTATTTAAAAGACAATCCATATAAAATAGAAGCATTAGCATTTTTTGACTACCAAATGCCAGATAAAATAGTAGATTTTTTAGAGGCTTATGCTGATAGACAAAAAGTATTTGATTCAATACTATTAAATAAATTAGAAGGGTTTTTTAGTGATCTGCAATGGTCATTAAATTTAAATCCTTATGTGAATGCTTTAAAAAGCTTTGAGATATAAAGTAAATTTCATATATTACAACTATGATAAATAAAAGTCAATTAACAAGTGTTATATCAAAATATTACCTGAATGGTTTAAATAATCAGGTTAAATGGAGAATTAAAGATAATACACTTACAGTTTACGCAGGTGAAGCAGGAAGAGTATGTAAAGTAGTAGCTAATAATTTTCCTTTAGAGGATGCTGAATTAGGTATTTTTGATACTAATAAATTAAGTAAGCTGTTATCTATTACTAGTGGTGAGTTGATGGTATCTTTAGAAAAAATGAAAGCAGTTTACACTAAAATGCACCTACAGGATACAAATTACGACTTAACTTATTCGCTAGCTGATGTTTTAATTTTAGGTAAAAATACTTGGTATGATGATCCTGAAGAATGGGATATAAAATTAATATTAGAAAAAGAAGATGTTGATGCCTTAATTAAAGCTAAAAATGCTTTAGGAGAAGTAGATTCAATGTTAATCAAATCCACCACTGACCTAGATGGTACCCCTATATGTGAATTTATTTTTGGTGATAATACAGGCTTCTCAAATAGGATTACTTATCAAGTTAGAAATGGGGAAATAAATAATCACGACATCGAAATCCCATTCAACTCAGATATATTCAAGGATATTTTAAATAGTAACAAAGATCAAGAAACTTGTAATCTAAAACTATCTGATGATGGTATTTTAAAAATTGATTTTGAATCTGAAGAAATAAAAAGTGAGTATTTTATAGCTAGAAACGAATAACTCACATATGTATAATAAACAAACAATAGTAGCTAGGGCACATTTGTTATGTTTTTGTTAAACCGCGATCTTAGGACGCATAAAATTAAATGATATGAGTACATTAGAACTAATGGAGAGACACATAAGTCCCTTCGACATTTTATTCCGCAATTTTTTCAATGCTGAAGAACAATTCGCACCAGCATTAAACTCCAAACAACCACATCCTGTTAACATTTATCATGATGATAAAGGTCTATATTTTGAAATAGCTGCAACTGGGCTAATCAAAAAAGACATTAACATTGATATTGAAGGAGATATTCTTAAAGTAAGCTATAAAAAACCCCAAACTGAAGAATTCCATGAAGGAATGATTTACAATGGTTTATCTAAAAAATCATTTGACTTAGGGTATAAAATAGCTCCCAAATTTGATTTATCAATTACCGAAGCTGAAATGGCAAATGGATTACTAAAAGTTTTTATTCCATTAGCTGAAGACGCTAAACCAAAATCAGTAAAAATAAAATAAAAGTTTTGCCAAAATAATGTGTCCTAGCGCATTGTTTTTCGTATATTTACGTAAACAAATAAGTTATATGGCTAATCACAATTTTAAAGGAAGACCAAAAGGATCTAACAAAATCAAAATCACTGATCCATCTCTAAAAAACTACCACATTACTCAAGATGAGTGGAGTTACAATTTAATTAGAGAAAATGATAATAGTGAAACAATAATGGGTTATTATCCTACCCTAGCTGACACTTTAATTTCAGCTGGTAGATACCTTCAATTAGATGGTGGAGAAACCACTTTAGATAATTATATTAATAAAATAAACAACAAATTAGATGAGTTTAGAAGCATTGTTTGATGCGGTTATAGTTAAACCGATTGAAAACGAAGAATCCACTTATGGTAATATTATAGTACCAGATTTAGGAAAAGAGAAAAATGAAATGGGTGAGGTGGTAGCAGTAGGTCCTGGAAAACCAACTATCACAGGAGATTTTATTGCTACTATTTTAAAGGTAGGAGATAAAGTAGTATTACCTACAATGGGTTTTACTAAGCTACCTTATGATGGGGAAGAGTTTTATGTAGGCCCAGAAAATCAAGTATTAGCTAAAGTTAATTCAAATGTAAGTGTTGAAGATGTAATAGCTGAAACCGAAGTAAGTGATGAAGAAATTAAAAATCTAACAGAATTATCAAATGGGTAAACAAGTTATATTAGGCTCAGAGGCTAGAACTAATCTAGTTAAAGGGATTGATACACTAGCTGATGCTGTAGTATCAACATTAGGACCAAATGGTCGAAATGTAGTAATTGCAAATGAAATGGGAGCTCCTCAATCAACTAAAGATGGAGTTACAGTTGCAAAGTCAATTACACTAAAAGAACCCAACCAAGAGTTAGGTGTTCAATTAGTTAAACAAGCTGCTATTCAAACAGCAAATAAAGCAGGAGATGGTACAACTACTTCTACTTTATTAGCTAGAGAAATGATTAAAGCAGGCTTAACAGCTTTAAACAATAACGAAAATGCAGTCCAAATTAAAAGAGATATCGACTCTACAGTTAAAGAAGTAGTTGATAACCTTAAAAATAATATTGCAGAAGATATTTCAGATGAAGAACAATTAGAACAGATTGCCTCTATCTCAGCTAATAATGATCCTGAAACTGGAAAATTAATTGCTACTGCGATTGAAAAAGTAGGAATGGAAGGGGTTGTTCATATTGAGGAATCAAAAACCGGAGAAACTTATCTAGAAACTGTTGAAGGGTTACAGTTTGATAGGGGTTACAAGTCGCCATATTTTGTTACAGATAATAATGCTATGACCTCAGTACTGGACAATCCTCTCATTCTAATGGCTGATCAAAAACTAACTCAAGTTAAAGAGTTATTACCTATTTTAGAGAGTGTATCTTCACAAGCACGTTCACTTTTAATTATAGCTGAAGATATTGATCAAGAAGCACTAGCTACCCTTATTGTTAATAAGATGAGAGGCACAATGAAAGTATGTGCTGTTAAAGCCCCTGATTTTGGTGATCGTAGAAAATTAGTTTTAGAAGATATTGCTATCACAACAGGTGGAGTAGTATTTGATACTCAAAAAGGTATGAAACTAGATAAGTTTAGTTGGGAATGGTTTGGTGAAGCTAGAACTGTAACAGTAGGTAAAGAACAAACTACTATTGTTGATGGTAAAGGTGAAGTTGAAACTATTGAAAGCCGTATTGAAGAGCTACAACAACAACTAGATAAATCAACTACACCATTTGAAACGGAAAAACTCCAAGAAAGACTCGCAAAGTTCGTCGGAGGAGTAGCTATTATTCATGTAGGTGGAAACACTGAAACTGAAATGAAAGAGAAAAAAGATAGAGTTGATGATGCGTTACATGCAACCAAAGCCGCTATTGAAGAAGGTATAGTACCAGGTGGTGGAACAGCATTACTATATGCTTCCTCAGGTCTAGAAGCTAAAACAACAGGTGCTCAAATTGTAGTAGAAGCTTGTGCTAAACCCTTCAATCAAATTTTAGTTAATGCTGGGTTTGATAATGTTAAAGGGCAAATATTAGCTGATAACTTAGTTAATTCTGGAAATGATACATGGGCTGGTTATAACATTAAAACAGATGAAACTGTTAATATGAAAGAAGCAGGTATTATTGACCCAACTAAAGTAGCTAGAACAGCATTACAAAATGCAGCATCAGTTGCAGGTACAGTGTTACTAACAGAATGTACTGTAGTAGATGAACCAAGTGATGAACCTAAACTCCCACAAATGGATCCTTCCATGATGGGGATGATGTAGATTAATAATTAATAAATAAAAAGTAAAAATGACTAAAAATGAAATTTTTGAGGTAATTGAAGAAAACTTCAATATCTTAGCAGCAGAACACGTAGGAACTACAAAAGCAAGCCAAGCACGAGCTCGAAAAGCAGCGCAAGCTATTAAACGAGTAATCACAGATTATAAGAAAGCATCTGTGGCTGAGTCAAAATAGTTTCGTATATTATGAAAACAGAATTAATAGAAAATAAACTGTTAATAGCTAATAGAAAGCCACCTGGAGACAGGTGGCAGTTAGCTGATGATCCTGGTGGTTTAGTTTATAGTAGTATAACTGACGCTTTGGAAGCTTATATGCGTAAAACAGGTTTCCAAGGTCATTATAGACTAGAACCATTAGAAAGTAAATTATACGCCATCAGTAGTGAAGAAGTGGAAATACAGCCAGAACCTGTAAAAACATATGGATTATATGGAGAGTACTCAGAAAACACATAGTTTATTAGTTGAAAAATATAGACCTAATAATTTAGAAAACTATGTTGGTAATGAAAATATCAAAAAATCAATTTCTAAGTATTTAGAACAGAATGATATCCAAAACCTAATATTTTATGGACCAGCAGGTACTGGAAAAACTACCCTAGCTAAACTTATAGTTAATAATTTAGATTGTGAATCAATCTATATTAATGCTTCCGATGAGAGAGGTATTGAAACTATTAGAGATAAAGTGCAAAGCTTTGCTAGTGTTGCCTCATTTAAACCTCTTAAGGTTGTTATTCTAGATGAAGCTGATTTCCTTACTATACAGGCACAGGCTTCACTCCGAAACATAATTGAAACATTTTCACGTACTACAAGATTTATTATGACTTGTAATTTTGTAGAACGTATTATTGATCCCTTACAATCTAGATGTCAAGTACTTAAAATTGTACCTCCAACTAAAAAAGATGTAGCTAAACACTTATCTTGGATCATGGATAAAGAAGGTATAGGATTCGAAATGAATGAATTAGGGGCTATTGTAATACAACATTATCCTGATTTAAGAAAATGTATCAATACTATCCAACTATCTACCCAAGATAGTATGTTAAATCTAGATCAATCAGTATTAGTATCATCTAATTATATTGATAAAGTTATTGATGAATTAAAAGGTAAAGCTGATTTTAAAACTATTCGCCAAATTATAGCTGATGCTAATGTAAGTGATTATGAAGAACTATTCAAAACATTATATGAAAGATCATCTGAATACTTACCAGGCAAAGAAGGTACAGTAGCTATTTTAGTTAATGATCATCAATATAAAGCTAATTTCCGTATCGACAAGGAAATAAATACAATGTCGTTAATTTCAAATTTAATAAATAATAAATAATTATGGATCAACCATTACAACAACCCCCAATTGATTTAAAAAACACCCAATCCGTTACTAATTTTGATGGAAAAAGTGTATTTCAACAAGGAGTAATTTTACGTAAAGTATCTAAATTTGTAACAGGTACTGATGAAGATGCGTTGCTTCCAATTCCTGTATTCTTTGACCCATCCACCAATAAAATTTTGTTGGATTCTGTGCCTAAAGAATTGCGTGAGGAATTAGAAGATGAGCTTATTTAATGAAATCTATATTCGATTGGTTAAAATGTATTAACACATCCAAACCTTCTGTGGAGTCATTCAAAGACTCAGATTGGGAGGTTTGGAATAGTTATATGGTACACCGTTTTTTAAGCATGAATATTGATTTTCTTCCTATTGTAAATGAAGTACAATCTTACCCACCTCAAAGTAAAAAAGAAATATATTCAATTTACAAAGAATATATTCCTAAAAATAATAAGTGGAGTAAGTACATTAAATCTTCTAATAAGGAACCAAATAAAGATTTAGTTAATCACCTAAAAGACTATTTTAAAGTATCAAATAGAGAAGTAAAAGATTACCTAAAAATATTGGATACCACAGAAATCCATCGTATATTGACGGATAGAGGTTTAGATAAAAAAGAAATAAAACCATTATTGAAATGACACTAGAATTATATAATATGCTAAAAACATCTGCTGAAGCAGATAAAGCTAAAGCATTATTATCACTTGAATTATTAGGTAATAAGGCAGTGGGTATTGGAGACCATTCAACTGAAGATTTTTATAAAAATGCTGAAGAAGCACTTGTAATGTTAGTTGATGCTGATGATAGATTATCTACACTTAAAAAATATTTTACACCACCAAAACAAGAAGTCTATGGGTGATTCAATATCCAAATGGTATGAAATGCAAGAAGATATGAGCGACAGAGAAATTATGGATGCTAAACGTCCGGATGAAGCAGCAGTAAGAGTATTTGAAAAAGAATACCCAGAATTATCTAATGAATTTAAATCAATCCAAAAGGAAATGTATAATATGTTTGCCCGTAAACATATGGATTATGGTTTAAATAATATTGCTTTAGGTGGAGATGTTGTTAATAATAGTGAGGATAAGCAATTCTCATTAACTGGGTTGTGTATTAGGTTAACTGACAAAATCTCACGTTTAAAAAACCTATTAATTAATGGTAGGTCATTTGTAGAAGGTGAAGGAATACAAGATACGTTTATTGATATAGCTAATTATGGAATTATTGGTTTATTAGTGGGACGTAATAAATGGAAAAAATAATGATTTATTGGTTTACAGGTCAACCAGGTTCTGGTAAGACTGTTTTAGCGGATTTATTAAAAGAAAAATGGCTCACCCATGCTTATAGAATAGATGGAGATGAAATGAGAGCTTTATTTCAAAATAAAGATTATTCTATTAAAGGTAGAATAGCTAATATAGATGCTGCTCAAAAAATAGCTCATTATTTACACAACCAAGGTAAAGATGTTATTGTATCATTAGTTTCACCCTATATTGATCAAAGGGAAGAGTTTAAAAAAGTAATGGGCTTTGCTTTAACCGAAATTCTTGTGCATTATAATGTAGCTGAAATTCGTAGAGGTAGAGAAGAATATCATGTTATGGATTTCCAAAAACCAAACTATGACTTTATAGATATTAACACAACAACAGATACACCAGCTATGTCAATCCAAAAAATATTAGAGTATGTCCAAATATAGTATGTTTATAGGCCGTTGGCAGCCTTGGCATGATGGTCATCGATGGTTGATAGACCAACGTTTAAACGCCGGTAAAAACGTGTTAATCTGCATAAGAGATGTAGAGCCAAATGACAACCAACCTTGGACAGCAGATGAAGTAATGTTAAATTTAGCTGAGGAGTTAAAAGATCTAATACAAGAAGGTAGAATAAAAATTATTAAAATCCCTGATGTTGAATCTATTAATTATGGTAGAGGAGTAGGGTATGAAGTAATAGAGCATGTCCCACCTCAAAATGTAGAAGAAATATCTGCTACTAAGATTAGAGCTAAAATGAGAAAAGATGGCAAGTTATAAAGAAACCTTAGTAAAAACACTTATATGGAGAGTAATAGCAACATCAATAACCTTTATAGTTGGTTGGATTGTAAGTGGGGATATTAAATTTGGATTGTTGATAGGTGGAATAGATACACTTATAAAAACTATATGCTATTTTTCATACGAAAGAGTATGGAATAATATAAAAAAATAAATTTTGGCTAGAAAAATACCTAAAATAGTAAGAGAGATTCGTTCGAATCCACCACAAGAGGTAAACTTTGCATACCAAAAGAATATCTCATATTCCCAAATGTCGATATTTCGTGGTTGTCCCCATCGTTGGAAACTACAATATAAAGACAAAATCAAAAGATTTACTTCTTCTATTCATACGGTATTTGGAACAGCCATACACGAAGTATTACAGCATTATTTAGATGTAATGTTTGATACAAGTGCTGCCAATGCAGATAAAATTAATTTAGAAGAATTATTTCAAGAAAAATTTATTGGTGAATATCAAAACCAATACAAAAAGAATAAAGATCAACACTTCTCTACAGCTGAAGAGATGAGGGAGTTTTTTGAAGATGGAGTAGGTATTTTAAATTGGTTTAGAAAAAAACGAGCTAAATATTTTTCTAGAAGAGGATGGCATTTAGTTGGTTGTGAATTACCTTTAGTTATTTCCCCAAACAAAATGTATAATAATATAAAATATACAGGTTTCCTTGATGTAGTATTATATAATGAGAAATATGATACATTTAAAATTATAGACATCAAAACAAGTACCCGTGGTTGGAGAGAACAAGATAAGAAAAATGAAGATAAACAATACCAACTATTATTATATAAACAATTTTTCAGCGAGCAATATGGTATTCCTTTAAAGAATATTGAAATTGAGTTTTTTATTGTAAAAAGAAAAGTATTGTCGTTTGATGATGATAATATAATGTCACCCCACCAAGCATATAGAGTACAACAATTTAGTCCACCAAGTGGGAAAATAAAATTAGGAAGAGCTACAAAAGCAATAAATAATTTTATAAATGAATGTTTTAATTCTAATGGGGATATTAAAGATATAGAATACCCAAAATCTCCCTCAAAATGGAATTGTAATTTTTGCCCTTATAAAGAAGATAAAGAAAATTGTGGAGAAGGTATATCTTATATGTAATTAGAAAATAAAGATATATACGTATCATCAAAAATATTAAACGTTATTAATAATAAAGATTATGAGTCAAACTAAAGAAATGACACTAACAAGTGTTAAAGTTAAAAGCGATTTATTCGAGAATTTCAAAATAGAATGTGTTAAAAGAAAGTTTTCATTCCAAAAGCTTGCAGATCGAACTTTGTTTTTGTATCTTACAGATGAAAATTTCCGAAAACAAATTTCAAACCAAACTAATCTCGAATTATAGATTTAAAAACAAATCCTAAAATAAATGAATCAAAGTTTTAAACACCTTCCTAAAGATAAAAGGAAGAAAATTCTACTTATCTGTGATGATATTAGAGTTCATTCCGGGGTAGCAACAGTAGCTAAAGAAATTGTATTACACACAGCCCATCATTTTAATTGGGTTCAAATAGCAGGAGCAATCAAACATCCTGATAAGGGGAAAAAATTAGATTTATCCGCTGATTTAAATA